CTAAACTATCTCTTGCTGTCCGAGGAGTTCTACTACTACCTCCGCCACCTTTTCCTGAACCAGCACCAATAATTGTTGTAGTCATGTGTTTCCAGCTCCTGTGTCTACCTGAACGGTATCAATACCTGCGCTGACAACAACGCTTCCTGTGATTGTACGTCCTAAAACAATGGGAACAGGAACGCCCGCAGCGCTAGTATTGGTGATCCCGCTAAAGTTAAACGATTCTCTAGGGTCTTCAGTTTTCTCAGGTGTTTTAGGAACAGGAGTAAGCATCCCTGCTATTCCATATAAAACCAACGCAGTACCAACTTTAAACAACAAAGCAGAACCCCAAGCCGTTCCAAACATTCCAGAACTGGTTCCTAAGCCAGCTAAAGACCCTCCAGCAAAAGCTGTGCCTCCGAAACTATAAAAAGCAGCAGCAATTAAAGCTATTCCTATAATGATTTTCCCTGTATTACCTCCAGCACCAGCTATCACAGGTGTAATCAATATTTCTTCCTTACCAATTGGATCTTTTAATTCATCAACTCCTA